GGTATGCTATTAAATCTCTGAAGGCTCTTGCCCATCCATCTTTGGAATCAGTAACAGAAACAACACTATCTATATGTTCAAACTCTTCTGAAGGTATAGTAGGGAGCTTATCAGCATACTGTCTCTCAACAGAGAAGCCTACACCTGTACCATTCATAAGGATATATAACACCTCATCAAAAGCTCTTGGACTATCAATAGGAATATAAGAACAGTTATACCCTGATACATGTTCTCTATCTAATGCTTTACCTGCAGTCATCAGAGCTCTCATGCTTGGCATAACCTCAAGAGATAGAATAGATTCTTCTATCTGATTCCATTCCTCATCTGTAACTCCTCCTTCATAGTTAGTATCTATGTGAGACTTAAAAAAAGATACAAGTCTTCCTACTGTTTCACTCCACGTTTCTCTTCTACCTTCTTCTTCTAACCAACGTGAGTACCTAGACATGTGAATGAAAGACTGGTATTCTGTGGGTAAGTAGTTACTTCCCATTAATGATGCCATGTTATGCTCCTTATTTATATGTGAATGTTAAATTGTTTCTGACTTGCCATAGTTTAGTTTCGCCTATGTAAAAAGGTTCAACCCATACCTTAACATAAGGTACTGTCTTTATCCAATGGCTGTATATTTTATCTGCTAACTCTTGAGATAACTTCTTGTCTCCTAAATAATCTTTACCTGAGTATGCCATTAATGTAATCCTTTTCTTTCTTCTGCTTTATTAATTATATAATTTACTATTTTTTTTAAACCTTGTAAAACTCTTGCTACATCTATAGGATTATTATTTGGTGGATCTTTAAATAGTTTATCAGCTAAATCATATAAAGATATTATTCGTTCATCATCATTATCAATAGATAGTATTGCTATTCTTTCTCCATCTAAATGTAACAGGAGATCATCAAGACTATTTCCATTTGCCATATGTATACTCCAATATTAATTCTGCGTAATGAATAACTTTTCTTATGTCTTCTTCTTGTCCCTTAGTTTTATGTCGAGTAATATACTTTACCACATTTCCCTCTAAGAAGTCAAGCTTATTCTTAACTATATATTCTGTTGGCTGTATCACACAATCTTTATAATGATTACCACCTACTTGTCTATCGCTTCCATGTGTTGACATCTTCTGTTGATTCTTCATATCCTCTTCCTTCTTAAGTCTTACCATATGTTGTTCGTGTGACTCTCTTCTTGCTTCTCTATTTTCTAAACCTTCTGTTGCACTAGCACTACTAATCATTCCATTCACTCCACCTTTCATCATACAAAAATATAGGAGTTCCTTTACCTACCCATGCTCCTTGTATATTATACTCAAAGTATTCAACAGCTTCCTCATCTGTCATACCTTCTTCCATTAGTAATTGTATGCACTTAGTATAAGAGTATACATAGAAGTCACTATTAAATTGCTGACCCCTACCTATTAAAGCTTCTTCAAAGCCATCAGCTTTCATCAGCTCTTCCTCTTCTTCCTGACCACACCAATTACAATCTTCTCCTTTACCAACTTCCATAGTTGTTCCTTCTGTTAAACAGTAATGTTCCCACATCATGTTATAGTCTCATGTAATATTGCATTGATTCTTTTCCTTACAAATTCTATCTCATCGTTGTTAAATAATTTAGTGGTGAAAGTAGTGAGAGCTTCAGGGTTTATTCCTGCCATGTCACACACATCATCTCTATCTGTAGCTGTTACACCATAAGAAGAAGTGAGCCATGACCTTGCACTATCTCTCATCAAAATATTATAAGAACTTTCTCCGTCATACGTAGGCTTGGTAGCATCCAGAAGTTGTTGTAGTATAACACACAACCACAACACACGTTCTGGACTATGGTGATCATGTACTCCTTCATTGAGTACCTTCGATAGTGATTCTTCATTAGACATTTCTAACAGTCTCTACATGAGTTACATCTTTATGTCTTTTTCTTTTACCTTGTTGCACTTTAGCTAGGTGACTCTTATCATAGTTGTTTAACTCAGCAAACATTTTAAGATTAGGTATAACTAATTTTCTTTTGTCTGTAAAAGTTACTTGATATACTTCAGCAGTTGCAGTCTTGCGTCCTCCTTGTACTGGTCTATAGTACTTACCACCTACATAGTTATTGTAGAAGGCAGGTTCATCTGTTCCTTCAATGACAGTATCTAATACATTATATTTCATTTGATAATATAATTCATAGTAACCAAGACTTCTTTTATTATTGAACTCATCTATTACTTCAAAGGTAAAATGTTTCTTACCTATCTTTTTTATATCAGCATTAAGATACTTGGATGATCCAGTATATGATTGCCATCTTGATGGTGTTTGATCTTTACCTATATAGAATTGTTTACAGCCTATGTATTCTTTCTTGGTCTTAGTGTTTGTTATTATATAGACAAAACCAAACCTATCTAAGGTGTCAGGTTCAAAAGGTTTGTTAGTTCTTAGGTCAGTCCAATGCATTAGAAATCCTCTCGCACTCTTGGTTCTTTTTCTACATGTACGTAGTACTCATCACCACTAGCATATTTAAATTTACGTAAGCCGAAGCCGTCATTAGAATCTTTCCAACATATCTTTTTAAAATCACAGAACTTACAACCAATAGCTAACTTCTTATTACCATTGTTTTCTTCTGTAGGTTTGTAACATTTCTCTGGTGGTTCTTTATCACTTAAGGTTTTCCTTAGCTGATCAATTCTTTCTTCAGGATTTATGTCGGTAACGTCTGTCTTGAGCAACGTCATGAATCCATTTGATTTATCTACAGCCAAGAAATACCCTGCATCTTTCTTCAAGGCCTTGGCATAAGAAGATATCTGATAGATGTATCCAAAGGGATCATCATCTTTCAAGCTACCATTATGAAACTTTCTAAATCCATAAGGGGATGCTGACTTAACATCCACTAACTCTCCATCTATCATGGCATCTATATGTCCTTTGACACCATTAACTTTTACTTCTTCTTGACACATCGTTACCTCATGTCCTGCTTCTCTCACTAGGAATAAGGTAAGCTCTTCTATTATATGACCTAATAAAAATTTAATTCTGGTAGCAGTAGACAATGGTTCTTTATCGTATCCATTGTAGTCATACCATAGCTGTCTATCTTTCTTACCTATGGCTGACAGTCTCATTCTACCTGCTGATACATACTCTTCGGACAATGCCTTGACTAACTCAGCACTAATCCCTTCAGTTAGTAGTGTGAGATTAGCCTCCGATGGAGCTTTACCTTGAATAAATACTTTATCAATGTCCTCTAAGAGAGAACTAATCTCACGTTTACTCATTAGAATGGAGCAGATTCTTCTGAGCTGGTACTGGCTACAGCACCATCAGCAACGTAGCCATCAACCTCACCAAAGTCTTCTGACTTGGCATATGGTACAAGGTCAACAACTTGAACGGCATCAAGGTAGAACTTATTCTTACCTTCCATAGTAGGTACGTTCTCAATCTCTACAGATCGGAACATAACTCTAACGTCAGATCCATTACCTATCAATGTACCTGAGATGTCATTCGTCTTAGCATCAACAATCCTAGGCTTAGGGAGAGCTTCACCTTTCCTGTTGAATGCATTCTTTTTAAACGTGAAGAAATCTCCACGATCATCTTTCTTATTCTTGATAGAAGCTGAAGGGTTAAGTCCTTCTAATAGTTTACGTGTAGCTTTATCAATAGTTAAGTCAATACAATACTCTGTGTCTTCTTGTGCTGTTGTGTTATACTTCTGAGCTGGCTTTTCTAACTTAGCCCAATAAGCTTTTCCTGTTACTACTGGCATATTCAATCCTCTCGGTTGTTGTTAATTATTAATAACATCTTATACCATATTGATATTAAGATGTCAAGTCTTTTATTCGGATGCGAGCATCTCTTAGTTGTCTCTCGCATTCCCTTACGTTGTGCCTAAGAATTTCATTCTCGGCTGTAAGCTTTTTAATCTCTGTTCTAAACTCATTCTTTTCTTTCATGAACTCTGCTACATGTTTAGGTAATACATATTCCATTAGTGTGTCTCCGACCAGTTGTTACCCAATTTATATTCACCATCAAGAGGGCAATTTAATTTATAATATTTTCCTGCATCTATTATAGCAGCAACTCCTAACTTACCCACTAAGTTTCCTTGGGAAGCATCACATTCTACCTGCCACTCATCATGTACGTTGGCAACAATCTTTACATCCTTGTCTAAACCATTGGCAAAGAGTACCAAAGCTTTCTTCATGACCACAGCAGCAGCACCTTGTAACTTGGTGTTCAATGCTGAGTGTGCTGATCTTACCCATATCTTTCTGTTGTCCAATCCTCTGAGCCAACTGCGTCCTGCCTCTTGTGTTACTCTGTTCCTTAATAGTGCAAGTGATGGTGTTTGTTCAAGGAAGTTATCTATTAATTCTTTACCTTTCTTTGAACCACTACCTACAATGGAACCTATCTTCTTGGAACCTGCACCATAGAGGAAGGCATAGATGAATGTCTTTGC